CTTGCCCCTTCTGTGCTTGAGGAGTTGGCACAGGACGGTGGCGAGGCACTCGAAAAGCAATTCAACCGTGATCCCCAGTGGCGTATCCGCATGTCGGGTCTTGGGCGACCTCTGTGTCAGCAAGTCCACGGACGTGACGGTAAAGACGAGGAGATGACCTACAATGCTATCCTACGTTTTCTCATTGGTGATCTTGTGGAGTGTGCCGTGATGGCAATCCTCAAGGGTGCCGGTGTTAAGATCTCAGAGGCACAGGGAAGGTGCCAGTTGGACGTTGGGGGCGAAACGGTACAGGGTACCCTCGATTTAATTATCGACGATCCTGTGGACGGAGAGAAGGTCTGGGACGTAAAGTCAGCGAGCCCTTACTCCTATACACAGAAGTTTAGTAAAGGTTACGACAATCTTAAAGAAGACGACCCCTTCGGTTATCTCATGCAGGGACACTTGTATGCAGAGGCTAAGGGTAAAGACTTCGGCGGGTGGATTGTGGTGGATAAATCCAGTGGAGAGATCCAGTTTGTGCAAGCCCCGGACGACCAGACGGAAGACCGAGATTACTACATCTCAGAAGCTGGTAAAGTTGTTGAAGCCTTGATGTCTAACTTTGTGTATAAGAAGCCGCCGATAGATCCTGTCGAAGAAACCTACACGTTGGATGGTGTGAGGACTTCTACAGGGAATAAGTTGCTCGCCAAAAACTGTACGTTCTGTGGCTACCGCAAACATTGCTGGCCGAAGGCTGTACAGCACGAGAAAGTTACATCACGTGCACGAAACAAGCCTGTCGTCTGGTACCACACATTGAAGGTTAAGGAACTATGAAACCCGCAGATATTAAGAAGGTTATAGAACTACAGGGTAAAATCCTGAAGTTGAAAGACCGCATCATGAAGGATGTGGAGAGACACAACAAGATGGTGATTGATGAGCTACGTCCTGCCCTCGAAGGCGTTCAACACGGAACTATCTATCAAGTCGGTGATATGACATACAAGAGAGGCAGACTATTCTGTCAACTCGAGTGTGACGACTACGGCTTGGGAATCAAGGCAGACGGTCTCGCGACCCTACGTCGTATTATAGTGGAGGATAAGAATGCCCCTTCTGATGACACAGAAAGTGGACCGTCAGCTTCTGTATCTGAATGAGGGTGCTCACGCAGTTTATATTGAAGCGGCTGACAAGAGAGGCGGAGACCCTTGGGTACGTTGGGCTCGTAACTTTGATCGATGCCTACCGTTGACTATGTGGCAACACTTCGGTCAACCTTTAGGGTATGAAACATGGGAGAGGGACAGCAGGAATACTACGGAAGAACTAGTGCGTATTTCAGAGGTGGTGCGACAGGGACGTGTGCTGATTTTCCCCGGAGATGAATATTCCCACGCACTCCTGCAAATCGGGAGTACAACTCCGAAATTGCATGATAGAATTTCTCAATCGATACAAGGGCTGAGCAACTTATGAGTAAACCACAGCGACATAAATTTCGTTCAGACTATGAGCTCAGTGTTGCGAAATACCTTTCAGAACAAGGAATTAAGTACGAGTACGAATCTCAAAAAATTGTTTACCAACCGAAACCTAAAGTGTACACACCGGACTTTTATCTTCCGGAACAAGATATATACATTGAAGCCAAGGGGTTTTTTAGCCCTGCGGACAGACAGAAGATGTTACTCGTGATTAAGCAGAATATGTTTCTTGACATACGTATGCTTTTCCTGAGAGCATCTAACAAGTTAAACCGGTCTAGTAAGACCACCTATGGATCTTGGTGTGATAAGCAAGGTATACTGTGGGCTGATGGGACAATACCACTGGAGTGGTTGGAGAAGAAAGTATGACAGACTTAACAATTGATGAAGAAAAGATTGCCGCCCTCGAGCAAGCCGGCTTACTGAAGGGGCGTTACTACATTGTCTTGGAGCCTTTAGAAGATGAAGATGGGGACGAGGATGGCTTTGCTATCCGTGCATACGCAACTCGAGATACTCAGGTTGAAGTTGATGGCGAAAAGACGTTTGATCCAACTTATGTCATCCTGCAAGGACTGCTTGGGGCTGTCTACGAAAACTTCGATGACCTCTACGACATGGGACTGGAAAGGGTTACGCTGGAGGCACTGGGCGAAGTCGTCCCAGAAGAAGAGCTAAAGCCGGAACACCGTGAGCGTATTAAGAGCATGGAGGGGAATGTCATCACTGCGAAGTTTGGAGAACTACAGTGAAGGATTGGAAGAACCCGGAGCACTACAAGAAGAAAGACTTTGAAGCGATTGAGGTCATCAAGTCTGTACTTACCCCTGAACAATTCACTGGATATCTCATCGGAAACTCGCTAAAATATTTATTACGGGTAAATGATAAAGACACCGTTGAAATGAATATAGGCAAGGCGGAATGGTATAGTGCCCGCCTCGAAAAAGAACTTTCGGAGAAATAATGGAACATATGTACTGTGGTAGGATTGCCATTGACTACGACCGTGATGAAAACTTTAGCGCACAAGCCTTAAAGTTACTCACGGATTATTACATGTTGCCTGACGAGTCTAGCCCACAAGAGGCTTTTGCTCGGGCGGCCTTGGCATATTGTGAGGGAGACTATGGCTTCGCTCAACGTATTTATGATTATGCTAGCAAGCGTTGGTTTATGTTCGCTAGCCCTGTCCTTTCAAACGCACCGCTTGAGGGCGATGAGCCAAAAGGATTGCCAATCTCTTGCTTTCTTACTTATGTTGGTGACAATCTTGAGTCTCTCATCAGCCATAACTCTGAAGTTGCTTGGCTCTCCGTGAAGGGAGGTGGCGTTGGCGGACACTGGTCAGACGTCCGGGGTATCTCAGATAAAGCCCCCGGACCTATCCCATTCATGAAAGTCGTCGATTCAGGGATGACTGCGTGGAAACAAGGCCGTACCCGTAAGGGATCATACGCCGCATACCTCGATGTATCCCATCCGGATATTATCGAATTTATTAACTTTAAAGTACCCACTGGCGATACGAACAGAAAATGTTTTAACCTGTTCAACGCCGTTAACATTACAGATGCTTTTATGGAGGCAGTAGAACATGGAACAGAATGGCAATTACGAGACCCTAATGACGGAGATGTCAGAGATTCGATCCCAGCTAGAGACTTGTGGGAAAGAATACTTGAAGCTCGGTTCAGAACTGGCTCACCTTACTTACACTTCATCGACGAATCCAACCGAAGGTTACCAGATTCTCAGAAAGCACTTGGACTCGCAGTTAGAGGGTCTAACCTATGCTCTGAAATCACTCTCCCTACATCTGAAAAACGCACAGCAGTCTGTTGCCTTAGCTCGGTCAACCTCGAAAAGTACGACGAGTGGAAAGGAACAGGAATGGTTGGAGACTTGGTTCGATTCTTGGACAACGTCCTTGAATTCTTTATCAAAAATGCACCAAGAGAACTGGGAAAAGCTGTCTACTCAGCTAAAAGAGAAAGGTCTATCGGCCTAGGAGCGATGGGTTGGCATGGGTATTTACAGCAGAATGAAATCCCGTGGAACAGCATTAGCGCGAAGTTTGCGAACCAACGGATATTTGCCGACATACACGCACAGGCTCATGAGGAAAGTCTGCGTCTTGGCAAAGAGAAGGGTGAGGCACCTGACATGGTTGGTACGGGACGCCGCAACGCTCACCTTCTCGCTATCGCTCCAAACGCTAATTCTTCTATTATCTGCGGGTGTAGTGCTAGCATTGAGCCTATTAAGTCTAATGCTTACACCCATCGTACTCGTGCGGGTGCTCACCTCGTCAAGAACCCGTACCTCGAGGAGGTCCTAGATGCTCTGGGAAAAAATGATCAGGAGACGTGGAAGAGTATCGTTAATGCTCAAGGGTCAGTTCAGCACTTGGAGTTCCTGTCCGACGAGCAGAGGGATGTTTTTAAAACGGCGTACGAGATTGATCAGGGGGCAGTCGTTGACCACGCAGGTGATCGACAGCCATACATCTGTCAAGCACAATCCGTCAATCTGTTCTTCCCAGCGGGTTCGCCAGCATCTTATGTTAACTCGGTACACCTTCGGGCATGGAAGTCTCGGCTCAAGTCTTTGTACTACCTCCGCACAGATGCGGGAATCGAGGCAGATAAGGTTGGAGTCGCAGTTGAGAGAGTCGCTCTACAAGATGCGGAGGAGTGCTTGTCATGTCAGGGCTAGAACCTGACAACAAGTGTAGTATCTGTCACTGTGAGTTTGATATGGAGTCTGAGGGCGGCATTCAGGGCTACATCGGGATTATCCCGTTTAGCCTCTGTCCGATGTGCTTCAGCGGCATGATGGACATGTATGAACAACTCAGTGGAGATTTGGAGGTAGAAGACGATGACGATGATGCCTCGCGGAGGTAAAGGGGATAAGTACCGCCCCGTAGATCAAGAAAAATTTAAGAGTAACTGGGATAGGATATTTAACAATGACGTTCAAGAAGATACGAAAGAAAATGCTGAAGACGTACCACAAGATCCTGAAAGCTTCGGTCAAGAGAAAATTTGATGAGGCTGATGATCTTAATTGGAAGCTACTGCAACTCGAAATTAAGTTGAAGAAGCTCGATGAAAGTTGAAAGTAGAACGAGAACTCTCGAAAAAAAAAGACGCCGGTATCGCATGAAGCGAAAGATACTCGAATACTACGGGAACAAATGCTCGGATTGCGGCGTTACAAATCCTCATGTATCTTTCTTCGACTTACACCACACAGACCCTACAACTAAAGAAGTACGTAACAATCGTTTGCTAGCTTGGAGTTGGGAAAAAGTAGTAGAAGAACTCGAAAAGTGTGTATGCGTATGCCCATCTTGTCACCGTATAAGACACATAAATATGGGAGACTACTCAAGTATGGATTTTTATGAAGAAGAGGTTGACTAAGAAACAAGCGCGACGTAACATAGGTATTGGGATGTGAGTTTTCTCCCTAAGCCGGATTGATCCCCGGCGTTTTGTGGCCCCGAAAGGGGCCTTTTTTTCCAACAAATAAAACAAGGACTTACGATGTCTTTATTAGAAGAGTCAAAGGTTTACAAACCATTTAAATACCCTTGGGCTGTCGAGTACGCAGTTTCTCATGAAAAAGTTCACTGGGGAGAATGGGAGGCAAAACTGCAAGAGGATGTGGCACAGTGGCAGGGCGGCAAGCTCTCGGCACAGGAGAAGCATCACATCACACAGATTTTAAAGTTATTCACACAGTCAGACGTACAGGTAGGCACAAACTACCTTGAGTTCTACATCCCGAAGCTCAAGAACAATGAGATTCGTGCGATGCTCACAAGTTTTGCTAACCGTGAGTTTGTCCATCAGCGGAGCTATGCATTGCTCAATGATACCCTCGGGTTGCCGGAGTCTGAGTTCTCTGCGTTTCGTGAGTATAAAGCGATGGCTGACAAGGTGGACTTCATGGGAGATATCGACATGCAGTCCCACTCAGGAATCGCCAAATCGATTGCACGTAGCGTGATGAATGAAGGGATGGCTCTTTTCAGTGCCTTTGCGATGCTCCTAAACTATCAGCGGTTTGGCAAGATGCGGGGCATGTGTGAGATTGTGGAGTGGAGCATACGAGACGAGAGTATGCACTGTGAAGGTATGGTTAAATTATTTAGGGAGTTTTGTGATGAACATCCAAGAATTGTTACAGACGATTTCAAAAAAGATATCTACGACATGTTCCGAGTTGGTGTCGCGCTCGAAGACAAGGTTATTGATAATGCGTTTGAAATGGGAAGAATTGAAGGCGTTAGTGCTGAAGAAATTAAACAATACATCCGATACCTAGCAGACCGCCGCTTAATCATGCTCGGGCTGAAGGGTAACTGGAAGGTCAAGGAAAACCCCTTAGAGTGGCTCGATTGGATTATTAATGGGGCGAGTCACAAGAACTTCTTTGAGGGGACTGTGACGGACTACAATGCGAATGGGATGGTAGGTGAGTGGGGCTGGCCCACGGAGGACAGCAAAGTAGAGGAGGCGGCATGAGAGACGCAGACGTTCAAAGAATGCTAGACCGTTTGAAACTACACATGGATGCTTGTGACCTTAATCCCAATTTGGGACCTAAAGAAGTACTTGCAGACGCCCACAAGATGATATACGATCTACGGAACAAACTGAGATTCAGGAAACCGTATGATCGAGATCACGCCCACTGACGCACAAATCAAAGAAGCACGACTACAGGGGAGTTCGACTGGGCTCCAAGGTAGTATCACAAGGGGTGCCGGCGGTCCAGCCGGCTTCCTCGGGGAGATCCTCGTAAGAGATCTTTTGGGCTATATACACACCCCAACCCCCCATTACGATCTATATACGGATCAGGGCACCAGAATCGACGTGAAGACGAAGAGATGCACTTCGGCACCCAAGCCATTCTATGAGTGCAGTATTGCCGCCCACGGGACTAAGCAGGACTGTGACGAATATGTTTTCGTACGGGTGTTAAATAACTTGCAACGTGCGTGGATTCTTGGTAGAATTTCAAAAGATGAGTACTTCGCAAAATCGGTACGACATAAGAAGGGTGACAGGGACGAGAGTAATGACTTTACTTTTAAATCTGATTGTTATAACTTACCAATAGAAGAACTATGGCCGATCCAAAAGCAAACCTACTCAACTTCAGCATAGAGTTAAACCGCGATGGAAACATTGAATTTAATCTTGACTGTGTCAGCACCATCGATATGGAGCGGACCCTACGCGCACTGGGTGATCCTACTTACGGACACAAGGTTGGGAATATTGTGAGACATTACTTCCGTACCTTACAGGATAAGATCAAAGAAGAGCGCACATAAAAAAGGGCCCCGTAGGGCCCAATGGTGGTGTGTGTCTTTGTTATTATTATTTAACTTTACGAGCGGCTTGTGTTGTTCTTTTAGGAGACTTCTTTAATTTACGCCCCGCTTCGTAGTAATAGCCTACTCTAGCTTTGTTATCACCTTGATCATCTTCTTGGTGTAAGACTTGAGCGACACCTCGCATTGCCTCTTTCTTTCCACCAACATACGTAGGACCTCTGCGCGTCTCACTGCCCGGAAGCACTGTTGATGACATCACTTTAGTTTCTTCAGCGGAGTCGGCAGGACGACTGGTAGAACCTTTTGCGTAGTATTTTTGTCCCACCTTACTTCTTCCTTGCTTTTCCGCCGGCCATCATCTTGCCCTTACCGTCCATCGCATAGGTAGGCATCATCTTGCCAGTCTTTGGGTCTTTATCCATCGGCTTACCGCCCATCGCCATCTTCTTAGCCTTCCCGCCGTACATCTTCTTGTCGTTCGGTGTGTAGGACTTCGCAGTAGATGCGTCGGTTGTAGACATTACTTTACGTGCTTTCTTGATGAGTGCATCAAGGTCCTTACCAGTAGGTAAGCTGTCGATAAGACTTTGCATTCGCTTCTTATCAGCATCAGAGACGCGCTTTTCTCCGGTTGCTTTACTGAGTAAAGCCCGTAGTTTCTGCTCGGCTTCTACGTACTTTGGACTCGCCACTCCTCGTGTTGTGCTTACTGCACGAGACATAGCCTCTACATCTCTATCAGAGACAGTGCGTCCGCCTGACTCCATCTTCTTTTTAGGTTTTGCCATTCCGCCGTACATCATCGGCTTGCGGCTCGGGTTTGAATAGTTCTTCATTGTTGAACTCCTTGCGATTCAAATTGTTTAGTACTGAGACCCAACTTTCGGAACTCCTCCTCAATCGGGCCGGGTTTTCTAGGTTTAGCTTCGGGCATAGCTTCTTCTGCCGCAACCCGTGTTTCCATTTCAGCGTAGGGATCAACTCTCCCTGTGCTGACTCTCTCTTTGGGAAGTCTTTCTCCCACTCCGAGTTCTAGCGGAGATACCCCACGCTCCATGTAGGTTTGGAGGGACAGGGGTTTCTCATCCGTAATACCAAAGAAGAAGCTAGCGGCTTCATCGCGAGCACTGTATTCATTACGTGCTTCACTCGCTACAACCTCCGTGAACAAAACACGTAACCACTTCGGTTCTGTTTTGTACTCCGGTACTTTGTTCGTTTCGATAATATCGAGAACCTGACGCGCAACTTCCCGATCTGTTAACATCGCTCGTAATAACGCTCCGCTGTGCTGTCGGCTTGCACGAATGATTGATTCTGTGGCTACCCACTGAACAGATACGACACCTCGGTTGATGTTGTAGATACGAGAGAGAACGGAGTCGAGAGATATTGAAGACACGTGGGCGTCAATATTTGATCCGGAAGGAGCGGGGTCGACCTTGCGTATTGTGTCAGCAATCACCCCCCATGTTTCTACTGCGTCGGCTCCGAGAACTTGCTCGAGGCGAGCCCGCTGTGCTGAGTCCGGGGCACCAATCATGTTATAGATTTTCTGTGCGCTAACTTCGTACTGCGGTGCGTCGACGCTCACCCCGTCGGCACGGAGAATCTGGTTGTTACCGACGTACACTTGTGTATTGGTGTTGATGTGGTTGTTAATTGATCTCTGGATAAAGTTATCGATGTACGCAGGATCATATCCCTCGTCCGCTAGTTGAGAGCGTAGACGTGCGAGGTCTTGCCTGCCATCACGATTAATGAACATATCGTAGAGACTGGACTCAAGTTCTGTTTCTGTTACAAATGATCGGACGTCACCACGAGCTTGGGCGATGAGTCCGAGATCGACCTGCATTCCAAACAAACGATTCTGTACGGACTTAACAAATGCGATTTCTTCCTGCGCGAGAGCTTCGATACCGATGGGTTCGCCACGGGGTCCGCGCTCCGTCATCGCCTCGATAACTTCGTCTTCCATCGTGTTAACGAGCTCATCCGCTTCTTTGAATTCATCTACGAGGTCGAGGCGGTTCTTCTCGTAAGCTGTTAAGCCTATCGCACCGAAGACTTCTTCTTCGTTAATAAAACGTACAGGGGCACCGTTCTTCATCGCGGGTACAATAGCCCCGTTTTTATCTCGAGTGTACACCTGAATATTGAAGATAGAACGGAACATGTTTTCGTCGTACTTCAAGACCAAGTTGGGGTCAAAGATTTTATTACCCCGTGCGTCTGTCTCCAGAACTTCTTGGAAGGTAGCCGCTAGGATACCCTGCATGTGTCGCGTAACGACGGCTTGCAGTTGCTTACCAACTTCACCCACAAACTGCTCGTCAGGGTCAGAACTATCAAAAATAATCCTGTACTCACCGGTAGCTTCGTCGTAAACTCCACCTACTTTAGCGAGAGCTCTCTCGAAGTTATCGTAGAGCATAAGACCAGAAAGGGGAGCACCCTCTGTTTTTGCTTTCTTTTTAACTCGTGTGAATAGTTGGTCGAGCCAATTCGTTGGTAGCTTGTCCTGATCCGTTTTACTAAAACTCCGCGCAAACTCTGCGAGAAGCTCATCTTCATCGAGCTCGTTGAGTGCAGAAGCGGGGCCCATTGATGTCGCCTTAACCTTAGCGTTTAACTCCGCGTCCCAAGTTTTAATCTGGCGATCCCGCGTGTAACGGTCGATAACCTGTGTGCGGTAGTAATCCTGAATGCTACGGAACTGCTCGTAGACCTCGTCTGCGACTATCTCTGGTGATTCTCCGGTAAGCCATCCCGACATGAATGCTCCACCGTTAACCTCACCGTCAATCTCTTTCTTGCCGACGGCTTGCCACCGGTCATACAAACCGAAGTAAGCCTGCTGTCTGCCTGCATCTGTCGAACGAATCACTTTGCCTAGATGGGAGTTAACCTTACGCCACTCCGCTGAGTTAACCAGCATCGGCATATTGTTAATCATCTTTGTCATCTTGCCTTGAGCTAACTGAAGTTCCTTTCCCTTGAGGCCGAGACCTTTGGTTAATCTTCCGGGCTCTTCCTGTGCGATTCTCCGTAGCTCTTGCCACTGACGTAGGGGAGATACACCGTCAAGATCGAGATCGCTAAGGATACGTGAGAGTTGTCCATCAGACTTTTGATCCATTAGGTTTAAGCCGCGCTTAGCCGCATTTGCAAACAGGGAGGCAAAGGCTTTGCGGTCGGAGGGGATCATCGTCGCCCCCTCGAGGCGGAGTGCTCCCTGTGCCATCGCAGGGGTACCTACTGCATCGAGCTCCTCGTATTTTCCGAGCATGATTGCGTCGAACGTATCCGCAACGTTGGCGTGTACATCGGCATTGTCTCTATCGAATGCGAGGTAACGTTTTGCGACTTCCCCGTCAATTAGAGACCGGCGATACGCAATGAGATTAGCAAACTGGTAGCCCGCACGACCGGTTGAGGCTTCGCCTACGTTAATCTTTCGGGTGAATCGGTCGAGGAACTCGAAGTTTTCTTTACGTAGCTCATCAATTTTGTTTAAACTTTGCTCAAAATTAACCTGTGGAGTGAGTACGAGACTCTGCACCTCCGCGCTCATTCCATCCATGATGGTGTTTATTTCATCGTTGTAGGAGTCGGAGAGTAGGCGGTGTAGGTCATCGTCTGCTACGTCTACCGCTTCCATCGCAACGTGCAGTGTTTCCTTGTTCTTCTTCACGAGCTCCGTGAGAGATGAGCGTTCTGCGTCGATTCGTTTTTGTTGGCCGAGTACAAATCCTCTCATTTGATCTGCCATGATTGAAATAGGATCGTCGTCAGAGAGTCCAGCTTGGAGTTTAACGTCGAGAAGTTTCTGGGTCGCTACAGCAAGCTGAGTGATAAGCTCCGCCTGTCCCTGAATTACGGCGCGTTTTTCCATGATCGGACCGCCGATATCTTCGAGACCTGTTGCAACGAGACGCTGGTCAAGTTGACGGGAGACATCAATAAGCTCAGCAATTCCGGACATCGTAGCGATGTTACTGATCGTCAGATCCTGATCGATATCAATATTGAGTTTTGCGCCGAGCTCGACAAGACGCAACCGCATGTTTGAGTGTTGCTTCAAGCCGTCCATCATTGCTTGTTGGAACTCAGAAGGTTGCTCTGCTACTTTACGGAGGACTGCCATTGCGTCCTTGTTAAGTTTATTTTCTTTGAGGAGTTTCTTTGCGTACTCACTATCGTAACCGAGTCTGAATTCTTCCCAGAACTTCGGATTAAAATCTACGCCACGTGCGAGGGCCGCAATCTGGTTTAGTACGTACAATCCTTGACGCCCCCCGGCGGCCGCCATATCTTTTGTTGTACCGAGCTTTGCGGTAAGAGGGATGACAGAAGAAAGTGCTCCTCCGATCTCGAGAGTCATCATCTCACCAGAGCCCTGCTGTACACCGAAGAATTGTTGACCTAATTGCGTGAATGCAACGGTAGCTCCGACGGTGACGCCTGCTTCTGCGTAGAGGTCGCGGATGTACTTTGGCGTTAATTCTTTGTAGAGAAGTGTCTGCTGTTGCTCCCGCAATCCAGCAAGTACTTTTTGCTGACGCTTAACAACATCAGTCTTGCCTGTTGATCTGGCCGCTTTAATCGTAGCCATTGTTTCTTCAACTTGCTTGGCGATAGAGGCGAAGTTTGCTTGCAGTAGCTCTTTTCTTTCGACTCCGGGTTGTCTGACCATAAGTCCGAATGCGATGTCGAGGTCCTCAGCAACACGTCGTTGGACTTTTTCGTTGGTGAAGGTTTCAATGTATTTTTGTACAACTTCTTTAGGTGTTTGAGGGGTCTCAGCAGTACGGGCTTTGTTGAAAGCTTCGATAATGTCGTCTGTTTCCCACGTTTCCTTTAAGTACTTTTGAAGTCCGGGTATTCTCTTAGTTGCTTGGGAGACTTTGTACCACTCCATTCCTTTATATAAGCCCAGTTCTACTAGGCCATATCGTATCAACGACGGAACGACACCTCGTGGAGCAAAAATCTCTTCAATAATTTCTGGGTTGTAAATTTGTCCGGAGCGTTCTTCTACCAGTGTCTGTAAGTCAAACGCCTGCTTAACACTCAGGAAATCTTGTAGGGCGTCAAAGCCTTTAGCTGTTGCTTCTTTACGTCTTTCAAACTCTTCCTCGGTAATGGCAGAGTCCCCGCCGATGCCGAGTTGAACAGCTTCCATAATAACTTCAGTCGTCAAGAACTTCGCAACTGTAGTAGTCACACCTGTGGCAATATCTGGAGGTAGGGTCATCGCAAAGATACTCAAGTCATGGAGATCTTTCATTACGATGTCGCCCTCGTAACGCCCTGTTGCTACACCGCGCATTGCGAGGGTGCGAGCTACACGGTTCTTCATGCCCAACTTCTCAAGTTTCTGATCGAGTTCGAGGAGTTGTCCTTCTCCCATCACCCTGCCGGTGACAGTCGTTGCAATGTCTTGTCCCACCGAAATGATGTCGTCGACAACGCCAGTAGATTCTCCCGGCTGGGTATACGCTTGATACTCACGTGTTGTAGTGAGGGTAAACATATCTTCGACTTCAGTACCATTTACAGGTACAGTAATCTTGTTTCCGTTCTCGTCGTACTTGGGCAGGTAGCCGCCTTCATAGCGCAACATGATACGGTACTTATTTGCGATAGACATGTTGGGGTCTGAAAACGCCATTCTTTTTCTGTCGAGAGTGTAGAAGTGAGTCGCCTTACTGAGGTGATACTCTTGTTCTTTCGTGATGGGGTCTTGACCTGCGGACCGTTGGATTGCTAGGTCCTGTGTTCTGCGGGCTATTTCCCCTGTAGGTCCCGGAAGAACTGTGTAAGGCGTGAGCACAGAAGTGTCTTGACCCGGCTCACGAAAACCTCCTAGAGGTGTGCGCTCTCTTTGGGCAAAGAGTGCACGTATCTGTTCGTCTGTTCCCATCGACTCATCGTACGGACTTCTCGCAAGACCTTGTATCACGTTCGGGTCAGTGCCTTGTGGCGTTTCGGCAATCTCTCGCTCAGATCGAATCTGAGGAACAGGGGCCACTGCTTGTGTCTGCTCTTCTTCCTTATTAGGATCGAGTGTCACGTCTACCATTTACTTCGTGTCCTTTGTCTTTACTTTGCCACTGGTGTTGGAACGCCATCAATGAGAATGTATTCTACGTCTTGAACCCTCGCGTCTTCCGAAGGAAGAACAGGAGCACCGCTCGTTAATTCATCAATAGTACGCGCACGAGTGATTGACTGATCGTAGATATACACCGCTTGGAAATCTTCTTCATCAATTGATTTTGCGTACTGATCGTTAATGACAGCGGCACGTTCCATTTCTTGGCTGATGTATCGGAGGTTTCTCTCGACACCTGTATTTGATGCAAGTGCTCCACGTAATCCTAAAACAGCACGTTGGGCTTCAACATCTCGGTCGGAGATAGCTCGTCCACCTTCACCGCCCTGTACTGCGGCCGCCATCGCAAAGGCAAGCTGTTCACCGAGGAGATCAAATAATTTCTGTCCCCCGATAATTCTATCAAAGTCAACATTTTGCTCATCTTTAAGAGAGCTTAGTTGTTTGAGAGCCTCTGATCTTTCTTGAAACTTCGCCGCAACGTCCGGTTCCATATTATACTGGGTTGCAAGCTTGGTCAGCGCGTCAGCAATGTCTCGAGCACCACCCACGAGGTTTGTGACGAGAGAAATGAGACCTACACCACCGAGGCCGGAGCTACGGAGCTCGAGCATTCTGTCTGCAATAAGTTTTGCACGTCGAGAAGCTTCTGACATTGCACGAGCGTCTTTTGAATCAAATCCGTATTTTGTAATACGGTTATCATAAACAGGAGTTATTTGACCTGTTGTTCCGCTCTGTACAATCCGTGCAGGTTTTGCGGCAGGGTTATCCTCAATTGTTGCACGAACAAAAGCGATTCCCTCCTCTACATTATACTTGTTTTTTGTGACTGTGTCTTGTACAACATCACGTGTTGTTTGCGTGACTGATATAGTACTCGAGCTTTGCACAACTCCAGCCCGAATGATCTCACGCTTTTCAATCATCTGGTTGAGAGCGGCGAGGGGATCTTTGGCATCATTGATAAGAGCAGATAGACGGGTGAGGGACAAACCAGAAAACTCCTGAATTTCAACGAGCTTTTTCTTGATCTCTGGCCTAATCGCAAGCTTTCCGTCGGGAGTCTGGTCAGTTGTGATGTTACTAAACTTATTTGGGTTAGGTAATACTACAAGGTTTTCAAACTCCACAATATCTTGCATAGCATCTTGTGGGATTCCAGCCATCTCAAGAATCTCAGACTTACTAAACCCGAGTAAGTTAGGTAAAAGTTCTTCGAGAAAGAAGTCTTGCTCTTTCTGGCCTTTGATCCGTCCGGCAATATCAAATGGATCGAGAGGGTTTTTAAGTACGATGTTATTGTTTGCGTCTTTAGCCCCGGTACGCAGAGCCTCAATGTAGACATTACCTAAATGAGGCTGAAGCATTGATGTAAAAGCCCGGTAAGTACTTCCCGGACCTACATTACCCGATTTAAAGTCGTTCATAATTGTCGTCATGTCGGGAGCCATCGTGTCCATGATAAAACCGATGTTTGCGAGAGAGGCCGCACCTTTATCTCCTTGGCCGGGTTTTGTACCCGGAACAACGACAAGCTTCTCTTCTTGTTCCCCTCTGTCATTGGTCTCAATGCGGATGTACGAACCGTTTGGAAACTCAGGATCGGAACCCCATCTAGGTCCCATTCCACCTACACCGGCAGAAGACCCCTGAAGACGCTTGAGCATATTATCTAAGCCGGGAATACTAAAGAGGCTAGGGTCGAGCATTGTTGGGATGTTATTTTGAATACGACGCTGTAACTCGAGACCTATTTCTGTTGGGTCAGGTAAACGACGCTCAACGCCTACTACGTCACGACCAATAAACTGACCCCGTTTAATTCCCAAATCTTCACTGTCTTGGAGAGCAACGTAACCGAATGTTTCGATGATTGCGTTTTCCCGACGTGCGTTTTGAGCTTCCTGTTGCATACGGAAACTTTCACGCTGGAGGTTTTCCTGTGCAAAAAGATTTCTTTCGTTTGCCGCTTCAGTGAGCATCGCTTGTTGCTCGTTGAGTTGTTCCTTGAAGAATAACTCACGACCTTGGAGAGTTTTATCCCACTCTCTCTGCTCTCGAATCAGCCTATCTTCCCGCTCTCGGTCTTCTTTTCTTAACTGATCTTCACGTTCTTGTGCGGCTTTTTCTCCCGAAGAACGTAGGTACTGGTTCGCCGCACCTTGGAGAAATCCCATCGTAAAAATACCCATTACTCTTGTTCTCCTTCTACAACACTAGCACTAGGGCGCGGGATCATTCCTTCTTCTCCCATCTCATCCTCGGGCATCTCAACTGGCTCTTCAACCATCTCGCCTTCAATAACATCCGGGCTATCCATACCTAAGAAACTTTGCTCTTGCATCATTCTTTCTTGGTCGAGACGCATCGACTCCTCTCTCGGCAAACGAGTTGTGACATACTTTGCGAAGTCTGGGTTACGGTCCCGCATAATATTTAGGATCACGGAGTCTTTCATTCCGTAGTTTGTGCGGGGCAAGCCGTCGCGTGTCGCAAAAACGTTGGCGTCAATTCCAGCATCTACAGCCAGTCCCATGAAGTATATTGCGAGGGGGCCCTTGATTAGCTCGCCGACGTCAACAGTGAACATGCCTTCCATGAATCCGACACGCGAAGTTGTCGTTACGATTTCTTCAATAGAAACACCTGCGGCGAGTAGCTGGACGTGCATCTCCTGAATCTCAGGCTTTTCGAGATTATCGATGAGTGCGTCGACGGCTTGCTCCGCTGTCGCGTACTTGGGGGGTCTTTCCCAAGGCCATTGACCGGGAGTTCCCACGAGGGAAAAGCCAGCAGGTGGGCGGGAAAAACTAGACTCGGGAGTGAGTGTTGCTTTGTTCTTTAACATGCTACTGCCTTGACCTCGGTGTCACTTTAATCTGGGGTGAGCCTAGCTGAAGTAGTGGGCCACGGGATTGTCTCGATTGAATCTGGTTGATGACAGCTTGTATTTTAGAACCTTGCTGTGCTTCGTTTGCTCTCTGAAAAGCATTTTGTACTTTTGCTGTGTAGCCTAAGTCGGTCTGGCTTGACTTGTAGGTTGACGAGCCTGCTGAAGTACGGGGTGCTCTAACTCTTTGGCCCTGTGCGGTAGGAGCTTTTATCTCTCCTTTAGAAACATCGTAGAACGTTTTAGCCGCCGCCGATGCCCCTTTCCCCCACTCCCAGTCTGAAGCCACATCCCAC